CTAATTTCACAGCAGGTACCGCAGGCACTGGTGGTACATTCTACTATGTCCAAACAGTCGTAGATGCTAACACTATTAAGGTTTCAGCTACTCCCGGCGGGTCTGCAATCACCGCTGGTTCCGCAGGCTCCGGTACTCAAACTGCTGTAAATGCCCCGTGGGGTGATGGTGACAACAGCACTACATTCAATCTCCCAGATTTACGTGGCGAGTTTATCCGGGTTTGGGACGCTGGGCGAGGAGTAGATACTAACCGAGGTTTTGGTGAGGATCAGCTTGATGCTTTCCAGGGCCACAAATTTACGGATACGGGCCACGCGCACACCTCAAATTCTTCCAACACCGGCACCTTTAGCGGCTCGACGGTTACCCAGCCTGTCGGTTCAAATACTAACACGGTTATCGGCTCTTTCCCGACTACGACCGTATCCGCCAACATCACCGGCCCTAATTCAGACGGCACCAACGGCACGCCGCGAACGGCCGCTGAAACTAGACCGCGCAACCAGACTGTCTCCGCTTTTATAAGAGTTCTATAATGAAATATACTCTTCTTGAACTAACTCAAGCTGTTCTTTCCTCGATGGATAGTGATGAAATCAATAGCATCAACGATACCGTAGAAAGTCAGCAAGTCGTAGAAGTTATCAAGACTGTCTACGATGATATCGTTAGTCGTTCTAGTTTGAATAGCAATAATACGTTGTTCAACCTCACTGCTTCTACAGATATCACCAAGCCTATCTTGATGACGAAGCCAGATAACATCGAGAATGTCAAATGGTTGAAGTATAACGTCATGACTGTCAGTGATACCGAACCCGTCTGGGCTGATCTTCAGTATCTTACTGTCGAAGACTTCATGCATTTCATCTATCAGTATAATCCCGGTGAAACCAACGTCTCGACGTTCAATCACGTCATAGGTGCAAGTAATATCTTATTTGTATTTAGAAACGATACTGCTCCTAAGTATTACACTAGCTTCGATGACAACACTGTCTTCTTCGATGCGTATGACAACCAAGTAGATACAACTCTCCAGTCTTCTAAAACGCTAGGCTTTGGTCAGCAAGCTACAGACTTCTCCAAGACTGATACGTTTGTTCCCAATCTGCAACCTCAGCAATTCGCTCTTCTTCTTAACGAAGCCAAGTCTCTGGCTTGGGCAGAACTTAAACAATCACAACATCAGAAAGCTGAACAAGCCGCTAGACGTAACTGGGTTCACGTCCAGAAGACACAAGATCAGATCATTGATGGTTCTGTCCTAGGCAGTGGCAATCACTTCTTTGATAAACTTCCTAACTTTGGTCGTCAGCGTTAATGCCGCAACAGTCTTTTACAGTCGTAGAGAATAGTTTTATAAACGGATTGGTAACTGAAGCTACTGGACTGAACTTTCCAGACAAGGCTGCTTCGGATACATTCGATTGTATATTTGACATCGACGGCTCTGTGTATCGTCGTAACGGATTTGACTTCGAGACTAACTTCTCTACTAAGACAATCGACCGAGACAACTGTGCTATAAAAGAATACCTATGGCAGGATGTTAGCGGAGACGGTAACGTCACTGTCGTTGTAATGCAGGTTGGTCCTAAGCTTTACTTCTACGAAACGAACGGCACAGGTATATTCTCAACTGGCGCCCAGACTACTACAGTTACGTTGACTCCAGTATCAGGCGCTCCTGTTGTAGATACTGTAGAATGTCAATTCACAGACGGCAATGGATTTCTAATTGTAACCCATCCGTATTGTGAACCCATGCGTATCAGCTATGACACAGCAGCGCATACGGCTACAGCTACTAATATCATCATAAACATCAGAGACTTCGCTGGTGATCCTAATGATCCTTACGCAGTAGACTTCAGACCTACTACGTCTCTTGGTTCTATGAATGTAGACCACAATTACAATCTTCTTAATCAAGGTTGGACTACTGCTAATCTTACTGCATGGGATACTGCTCAAACTACTATGCCATCTAATGCAGACGTGATGTGGCAGTTTGAAGACGACACTGGAGCTTTCAGTGCAACGACTGCTGTAATAAACAGCGTAGTTGCAGGTAACTCTCCTGCACCTAATGGTCACTATGTCATGACGCTATCCAATCAAGACAGAAATGCCATTAGCGGATTAACAGGACTTCCTGTTACTTCAACAGGCTTCCAGCGTCCGACTTGCTGCACATTCTTTGCTGGACGTGTCTTCTACGCAGGCATCAATGCAGTAGGCTTTAATACTAATATTTACTTCTCGCAGATCATTGAAGGCATAGACCAGTACGGAGATTGTTACCAAGTAAACGATCCGACTGCACAAGACCTATTCAATCTACTTCCTTCTGATGGCGGTGTGCTTTCTATTCCCGAAGCAGGAACAGTCTATAAGATGCAAACCGTCCCCGGAGGGTTGTGCATCTTCGCTGCTAATGGCGTATGGTTTCTGACTGGAAGTACAGGACTGGGCTTTACTGCTGATGACTATGTTCTTCTGAAGATCGCAGACATCGGAACTATATCTGATACGTCTTTCGTAAACGTCAATGGCTTCCCTGCTTGGTGGAACTCAGAGGGCATTTACATAATGCAGAGTTCTCAGAGCAACACAATGCCTACGGTAAAGTCTCTGACATACGATACATTCAGGACATTCTACAACACTATTCCTGTTGCTTCTAAACGTTTCGCTCGTGGCTTCTTCGATAAGACGGACCAGATCATCCGTTGGGTGTACCGAATAGAAGACACCACTAACTTAAACCAAACCTATGAGTATGACCACGCGTTGAACTTCAACATGAGGACTAATGCTTTCTATCCGTGGACGTTCTCGGATAATGGCAGCGTTAAAGTCCATGGGGTCCTGTCATCAGAGATTGTCACAAGACCAATTCAGTTGAATAATGTTGTAGACAGCAGCACTGATGATGTGGTAGACTCATTAGGTAACCAAGTAATTTCATTCTCAGCATCAGGCAATGACGCACAACAAATCGACAAATACATCGTGTCTTATCCGGACGGTTCGGGTAGCTATAAATTTACCTTTGCTAATCGTACAGATGATACTTATATCGACTGGTTTTCTTATGACAATCAGGGGGTTAACTACGATTCATACGTCATTACCGGGGCTAAACTAAGAGGCGAAGGACTTCGTAAGTTCCAGAACAATTGGGTTGACATATATAGTCGGCTTGATGAAGCTGTGACTTATAAGTTCCAAGCTATTTGGGATTACGCAAATACAGGTACTACAGGTAGGTGGTCTACTAATCAATTAGTAAGCCATAGCGATTTAAATTACAGCAATGCTCCTAAGCGTCTTAAAGTCAGAGGACATGGAAGAGCAATGCAGTTCAAGGTGTCTTCAATATCCAACAACCCATTTGATATCATCGGATGGAGTAGTATGCAAACAGTCAATGGAGTCCCATAGTGGATTTAAAATTAGCTAATCTAAACAGATGGAATGCCTGCCACATTCCCGCAGACAAGGGACCTGCGTTTAAAAAAGTCGCAGATAGACTTATGGCCTCTGATGCCGTTCTTCGGTACAAGAAGGTCGAGACCCTGACGGGTGTGCCTTGGTGGTTCATCGCCGTCGTGCATTATCGTGAATCTTCTCAAAAATGGAATACCCAACTTGCCCAAGGCGACCCGCTTAACCAAAAATCAACGCATCGGCCTCAAGGCAGAGGTCCTTACGCAACTTGGGAAGATGGAGCAGTTGATGCGCTCAAGAACTGCCCCCCGTACGCTGCCAGGAATACTGACTGGTCTATTGGCGGGGCTCTGGCGCTTCTCGAGCAATATAATGGCCTTGGTTATGCTGATATGGGCAAGCCTTCTCCTTACCTATGGGCAGGAACAGATCAATATTCTCAAGGCAAATACGTTGCTGATGGGAAGTATGATCCTGTTGTTGTTGACCAGCAACTCGGCTGCGCGGGACTCCTGAAGTTCATGGGTGTGTTTAAAACAGCTCCTACAGGCGCAGGGACGGCCGCTGGTGCGGTTGTTGTCGCCGGAGGTGCTGCTACCGCTGCTGCATCGCAAAGCCACTGGGCGTGGTTCTATGCACATTGGGGTGTCATTCTAGCTACAGTCATTGGTATCGGTCTGTTCGTTGACCTTGCCCTTGCAATCTATAACAACGAAAAGAATCAACTTAAGGTATCCAATGTCTCTCTCTGATATTAAAACTACTCTAGCTACTTGGTGGGATAACACTAAGGCTTTCTTCAAGCGCTCTGAAACTATCGCTTATGCTCGTCTACAAGTCTTGGCTGGTTTCTTTCTAGCTGTCTTCTCAAGTATTGATTGGAGCACGGTTACTGTTGATCTAGAGAACGCCAAACACGCATTGTATCTCGCTGGCGGTTTAATCATCAACGGTATCATCACTGAGTATCTCCGTCGCCGTAATGCCAATCTAACCAGTGCTTAGTATCTTCACAAGTGTACTTGGTTTAATTCCGGGATTGTTCACTACAGTCAACGGAATAACCAATGCTATTACTAACGAGAAAATCAATCTAGCTCAGGCTCAAAACCAGTCTGATCAGATAGCTGCTTCGGAGCGTATCGCTACGCTCCAAGCGCAGCGTGACATCATGATTGCTGAAGCAGGTTCTAGCAAGCTAAACGCCATCGTTCGGGGATGTATAGGCGGTAGTGTCGCTATTCTTCTTATGAAGCTTTACGTCTATGACAAAGCCTTAGGACAATGGACTGGTGGACACACCGATGCTCTTGATCCTAATCTATGGACTGTCGTGACTGCTACGATTGGTTTTTACTTCTTATACGAGGGTGCTATTAACGCAACAAGGATATTCAAAGCGTGACAAACCTACCTTTTAACCTAGAAGCTCGTGAACAAGCCAAGATGCTGCCTGACAAACGCCGCTTCATTCTTAGAGCTAAAGAAGGCGAAGCTCATAAGACAGACAGTGGCGCTGTAGACAAACGTCTCTTTACAGGAGATGTAAATCTCTATGCCATCCGAGATACTATAAAAGGTACTTGGTTTCTTAGATATGACAAAGGAGCTTTGCCTTCTGGTCTTGACCAGCAGTTCACTGAGTTTACTAAATTAGTAGACTTCGTGACTGGGTATTTCGCACGTAGGAACGTTGAAGTAAGTACATGAAGATTGCTACCACTGAAGATATTCCCGAGATCACTAACATGGCTATGGATTTCCTAGAAGTCTCTGGCTATGCTGATTTAGGAAACGAAAAGACTATTACAAAATTAATAACTGATGTAGTCACGTCTTCCCAAACAGAAAAGATTATACTACTTAAACCTGATATAGGATTTATCGCAGGCATAGCAACTCCGTTTCTATTCGGAGATTGTCTTCTAGCTACTGAAATAGCTTGGTGGGTAAACCCAGACAGCAGAGGTTCTGGAGAGGGGCTAAAACTTCTAGGAGCGTTTGAATACTGGGCTAAGCATGTTGCAGAATGTAAACTAATCTCTATGAGTTCGTTAGATAAAGAAATCGAGAAGTACTATAAGAAGAACGGGTATAAGCTTTACGAAAGAGCTTATATGAAGGTGCTGTAGTGGCTGCATTGACTTCATTAGCTCTAGCTGCTGGTGTGGGCTCTATGATCTTTGGAGCCGCTGATTCCTACGAAGGTAAGCAACAGCAGCAACAAGGTTTACAACAAGAACAACAAGGTTATCAGACTGAACAGCAAGCCGCTGCGCAGCAAGCTGCTATTTCTAAAGCACAAGCTGCTGCTTCGGTACAATTCGCTGGACAGAACAGAGATATCAACGTAGCTGCTGCTGCGTATTCGTCTAATGTCGCTGCCCAAAGCGGTACTCTGAATGCCCAGATTATCCAACAACAGCAAAACATCCAGCAGACACAACTGCAAGCAACGGATGTCGCTGCACGTCGTGCTTCGCTTCAGGCTATTAGAGATCAACAAACAGCTAGAGCTATGTCTCTAGCGACTGGTGTTGCCCAAGGTGGTTCTGGATATGTCGCAGGTTCGTCTGCACGAGGTGGTGCTTATGGTCAGGCTTCAGGTCAGGCTACTACCAATCTAACTGGTATCAACCAAGACTTGCAAGCTACACAAGCTATCTACGGTTTCAACCAAGGTATCAATACAGCTCAGCTTGGATTGAATACTCTTCAGACTCAATACTCTCAAGAGCAAGCAAATGTCCAGACTCAGTTGAGTGGATTGCAATACAGCTACGCACAGTCTAACGCTGGCTTCCAGACACAATTAGCTGACACTCAGACACTGATGGCTCAAGGCCAAGGTCAAGTATCTTTAGGACAAGGCGTTGCTCAGGCCGGTGCAATACAGGCTCAAACTGGTGCACAGTTCTTATCAGCAGGTCCTCAGATATTCTCAATGGGAACTAACTTCAGCCAGCTTGCGGGTGGGTTTAGTCTTCCTAATTTCAATTCCCTCTTCGGAGGTGGTAGTCCGTCAGGTTATGGCGTTTAATGCTTCTTAATTTACCTTCTACTCAAACACAACCTGCTCCTCCGGATGCCGTTGATAATAATCAAATGGCAGTCACACCGGCTAGGGATACATCTAACGATGAACCCTTGACGGTTGATGACGCTTATGCGTCTCCTCAGTCTTCTCCCGAGACTATGCAGGATCGTTCAAGTAAGTTCAAATACGGATTAGGTGATCTTCTTCAGAAGACACAAGACGAGATTTATCAAAACCTAAATGATGGTCGTGAAGACGAACTGCGTTCTCAAGGAGCATCGCAGATAGATGAACGTCGTAGACAAGCCACTGAGGATTTGATTACCCAGACAACTGCTAACAAAGGCGCACCGCTGACTCCTGAAGAGCGTGATGGATTAGTTGAAATCGTAGCTAATATGAATCAACAAACTAATCCTGCTACTGTTATGGAGACGGCTTACGGTCGTCAGTTCATTGCTACGCTGGATCGAACTGCTCAAGGCAATGACGATAACGTCCTTAATGATGCCAAGAAGGTAGCTCCTGAGACAATCGCTAGAGTCATGAATGACCATAGCGATCTTGTTGCAAAACAAGAAGTCATCAATACGATGCTTCAGAATGCACAGGATGCACTGAAGACACAAGGATGGTTGCCTTGGGGTGTCGATACGCTAAAGAGTTTCGTTCCGGGATATGAAGACGTCAAGCTACGCAACAACGTCCCCGGAGTAGGATACTTCGATGGATTAGGTTTAGGCGAAAATCTTGATGAACAACGCAAAGCCTTGATGCGTCTTCCTATTGAAGACATGCAGTCTAAGCTGAAGACTATCTCAGATCAGATGATTAAGGATAATCCTCAGATTGCTATTGAGTTTCTTCAGTCAATGAAGGGAATGTCCTCGGAAGACACCATGGTTAAGAACTGGAGTCTTCCTACTCAGCTTATTGGTACTGGCATTGGCTCTAAGACGGGCAAGGTTGCTTTAGCTGCTGTTAAGGGTGTTGCTGAGAAAGCAGACGTCCAAGTAGTTAAAGACGCAGTTACTGCCGTAGAGCAAATGGCAAAAGCTGCCGCAGAGCCTGATGTCTCTAAGTCTACTATTGAAGCAGCCGCTGGTGACCTCAATGAGTCTGCTGTTACACGTTCTACGACTAACGCAGTCGCTGACCAGCAGAATGTTCCGCAAGCACAGAAACGTGCCGTAGAAGCCCTATCAGGGACATTTAGAGCTGATCTAGATGCAGCTAAAGCTAACCCCGGTAGGTTAGGCCAAGACATCGTAAATCGTATAGAAGACGATAGCAACCGAGCTACGACTAATCTATTCGATGCCGTCCAGACTATTCAAAAGAATGAACGTCTTCCTGATGTCTTAGCTAATGAGACTGCTGTTCGTGCAATCATCGAAGATCAGAAGAATAAATATCGTGATCTACGCAATAGCGTAATCGATACGTCAGGTATCTACAAAGACAAAGTGTCTAATACTTACCTTCTAGATTTTATTCTGGGTAAGAATGATGGTACGTACTTCCCTAATAGAGACGTAGCAGAGAACTTCATAAAGTTCCATGGACTTGGTGATGCCAGTGTCGAACAAGGAACTGATACGGCTTTTACTCCTTCTGCTGTAAAGATGAAACAGCTAGACAGCAACATCGCTGCTGCTGAAGCTGCTATCGATAAGCATGGCACTCGCATGAGCGATCCGTCGTTGTCTCCAGAAGAAAGACAGAAATCTCTAGAGCAGTATAACGGTCTTAACGATCATCTAGAGAAATTCAGGAATGACAGGGCCAATCTTATTCTAGATAACTCCGGTGCGTTCCAGACCGCTAAGGTTGAACAACAAGGATTAGGCTATTACGTCAAAGTGACTAAGCCTATCGATGAAACACGTCCTGTGATTCGTCAGGCTATCGCTCAGACATCTAATACACAGCTTCCTAAAAGTCCTGTTACTCAGTTCTTAAATAACTGGATTGGTAAATACAGAACTCCCGAAGAAGTCCTGAGTCTTGCTGAAAGACAGAACAGACTTACTACGACGTATGCTCCAAGCAATTACTTCCAGATCATGCAGGACAACGCTAAGGCGATTAAGAGCTTGCAAGCTGGAAGGTTTAGCCGTGGGCGTAAGCGTTGGGTAGAATGGCAAGACGGTTTAAGCCGTGCCCAAGAACTTCCTGATCCGCTTGATCCAGATCGTAAGGGTTACTTCTTTCAGTCTCCCGGTGAGATGGAAGGATACTGGCAACAATGGTTCCATCGCCTTCCTGATGAACAAGAAATAGCTGCTTACTTCGAGTTCAAACGAGGTATGGAGATCGATCGTGTCTTCCGTAACATCGCTGAGCATCGTAACCAGCAACGCGTTGGTTCAGAGACTCATAACATCATCGGAACAGATGCTTTAGGAAAGCAAGTCAAATCTCCTGACTTCAATGGTGTTATTCGAGATAGACTTCCCGGTGCTGCTGATAACGCTTTGATTATGCCTGAGAAAGGTCTTCCTAACGAAAGGAATATCAAAGCCTTAGACAAAATGCCTACTAAGGATAAAGCCGATCTTCAGAAAGATATCGCGAGTGGACGTTATAAACTCATCGAACTATACAACCCAGAGTTGCGTTCGTTGTCTGGTTTTGGCGATATTGCTGACCAGCGTATTAGGTATGTTCTGGCTCCGCAAGTTGAAACGCGAGCGCTTGATTGGAATCATATTCCGAGACGCGGAGGTGGACATATCGACTATGACTATGACTTCTTTATTAAACAAGCGAAGATTAATTTCGACGAAGTAGGCAACCGTCATTGGTACGAAGGTGACACTACGATCATGGCTGCGCCTACTCGCGGCATCGGTTCAGGTGTTGCCAAACATATCAACGAAGTCCGTAAGCTACTGAAAGCTCGTAACGAAGATGCCGCTAGAGATTACTCCAACAAGAACCTACATGTCGATTGGGACACAGTTAAGAATTGGTTCGTAGGACAAAAAGATGCCGAAGGTAAATACCAACCACCCAGACTCAACCTCAACGAAGACATCCAAGTTGTCCCCAGAGGAAGACAAATCCTTGACATCGACAACTCCCTCTCAAGCAAGTACGCAGATTTCAGAAACGCAACGCGCGAAGGCAGTCTGGCTCGCCAAATGCAGACTGAGTTTGCTCAAGAGCGGGATGCGTTTGAACTCTTAGGAGTTAACGTCGAAGGCACTAGAGCTAATCCGTTATACAAGATATCCCCAGCTAATAAGATAGACGCGGTTACAATGATGAACCGTGGTCTAAGTCGTATAGCCCGCTCATCCTTCATGGATGACTATAAGACAATGGCTGTAGAGCATTGGTTGTCTCAAGCTGCTAATCATCT